ATAGCTGTTTGTAAACTTTTGGGAGTCAATGTCAGGTTTGACGTTACTTATGGTGGAGATGGGAATATTGACTTAACAATTAAAGGTCAAACTATTCAAATCAAAACAAGTTCAGTTTTGCGACCGGAACCACGGTATTTAATTTTTAACAGTATGGAAGATTTTGCTACTGATTGGTCTATTTATTGTTCGGTTCAATCGCCTACGGTTATTAAAATTCATGGGTTTGTAGGTAAAGAAAAGTTTAAACTAAATCACGAAATACAAAATTTTGGATATGGCAATAGATATTGTTTAAACGATAAATATTTAACTGACATAAATAGATTTAATGAGGCTATGGAATGGTTTACAAAAGGGTAGATAACAACCAGACTCAGATCGTTAAGGCTTTACGCGATATGGGTTGTACAGTTGAGCATCTTCATGCGGTAGGAAAAGGTTGTCCAGATATTTTAGTAGGATTTAAAGCTAGAAATTTCTTGCTTGAGATCAAGGATGGTGATAAAAAGGTACTTACTCCAGATCAATTTAATTGGCACAGACTCTGGAAAGGTCAAGTAAACGTAGTTACAAATATTGACGATGCTAAAAATTTAATATGGAAACTATCAGATGAATATCGATCCGAACGAAGCGATTAACTTTATGATTAAGAATGCTGAGGCTTATGCTCAGGCTAAGGCTAATGTGGTGTATTTGACCGAATACAGAAAGACAGTCAAGGCTATAGGTTTTCAGCGCAGCTTAAAGAGTACGATGGCTGACAAAGAGGCAGATGCTTACACTACTGATGAATACACATCGTGCGTAGAAGGGCTTAGAGAAGCCGTTGCTGAGGAAGAGCGATTACGTTGGATGCTTGTTGCTGCTCAGGCTCGTGTTGATTGCTGGCGGTCGATGGAAGCGTCGAATCGTTCTGTTGAAAGATCGACCTCGTGAACGGATCAAATGTTTCCTCGTCGAATAGCAGCCACTCGTCTGCATCTTCATCAAAGTACATCCAGACACCAGCTTCTCTATCGTATTTCCAGATGACACCATCATCATCCATTTCCATGAGTTCAACTTCTTCAGCCTCAAACCAGAAATCCTGTCCGTCTATAGATATACCGTACATGGCAGCCTCCAAGTTAGAGAAATAGTAGCAAACCTAAATGAAATTTACGTTAATAAAGGGCAAAAATATGGATAAAGTTTATTGCGATAATTGCAACTGGATTGGTGAACGTGACGATGTGCTTAGGGTACGTTGTGAATATGTATTTGATGATCCTGTAGATGTGTGTCCTGAATGCAACCATGCAGAGACAATATCGTCAGTTAAATCGTTATGGAGAAAGCGTCAAATTGACCAAAGATCAGAAGAAATACCTGTCTAAAGTAGCTAATTTAGGTTGTATAATTTGCACTAGGCTAGGGTATGCAGGAACTCCTTCTGAGATTCACCACGTTAGAGGCTTAGGCTTGGGGATGGGAGTAAGGAGTTCGCATTACGATACGTTACCGCTTTGTCCTGAGCATCATCGGGGGAATACCGGATACCACGGAATGGGACGTAAAGCCTTTGAGCGTCAGTACGAAACGACTGAGCATGAATTACTTAAACAAGTTAGGGAAATGCTAAATGATGAAGAAATCGAAAGCAGCTAAGAAGGTTGCTAAAGTCATGGGTGAGTTTAAGGATGGCACATTGCACTCAGGCAAAGGCGGTGCTGTAGTTAAGTCTAAGAAACAAGCCGTAGCCATTGCGCTTAGTGAGGCAAAGATGCCTATGCGCGGTCAACGTACAGCTAAGAACAAGGCTAAGAAATGAAGGGCGTACCACATTACTTGCCTAATGGAAAACTTTATACTGGGGCTACCCATAAGGTTGGTAAAGTTTTAATGACAGGTGCAAAGCATACAAAGACTAGCCAAGTTTTAACACACACTAAACCCAAAGGCACAAAATGAAAACTGGACTATACGCAAACATTGCAGCCAAGAAAAAACGTATTGCTGAAGGTAGCGGAGAGAAGATGCGTAAGGTAGGTGCTAAAGGTGCTCCGACTAAGGCTGACTTTGTGGCTGCTGCTAAGACTGCTAAACCTGGTAAGAAAGCTAAGAAGAAATAAAGGCTTCGGCATGGACTAAAAAGGCTGGCAAGAACCCTAAAGGTGGGCTTAACGAGAAAGGTCGTAAGTCGTATGAGGCGGCTAATCCCGGCTCTGATCTAAAGGCTCCTGTTAAAAGTGGCGATAACCCACGTAGGGCGTCTTTTTTGGCTAGGATGGGTAACATGGCTGGTCCTGAACGCAAACCTGATGGTGAGCCTACCAGACTGCTTCTAAGCCTACAGGCATGGGGAGCTACTTCAAAGGCTGATGCTAAGAAGAAGGCTGCTGCAATATCCGCACGAAACAAAAAGAAACAGGGTTAATTATGAAAGAATGTCCTATTGTCTGCTCAGACATCCAGCTTAATCTAAAGAACAGAGATTGGGCATTTGCTAACGTAGGTTATGGTCCTGCTAATCCTGACTCTCCAGAGGACTTCTGGCAGATTCGCGCTAAGGAATGGGCGACAAGTCCTAAGAACGCTCAGACGATGAAATGTGGCAACTGCTCTGCATTTATCCAGACTCCTGAGATGATGAAGTGTATTGTCGATGGTATTCAGGGTGAAGAATCGGATAACGAGACGTATGCTAACGAGGTCGTGGATAGTGCGGAACTAGGCTACTGTGAGCTGTTTGAGTTCAAGTGTGCAGCAGATCGTACCTGTTCAGCGTGGCTGGTTGGTGGACCTATAACTAAGCCAATGACTGAGAAACAAAAGACTATGTTAAAGATGGCTAAACTAGAATATTCCGAAGACGAAGAATCTGATGACGAATGACTGAATTAACTATATACATACCTACTTATAATCGTTTAAATAAATTAACAAATTGTTTAAATGCTATTAAATATGATATTGCTGGTTATGAAGATAAGGTAGTTGTTTATGTTTCAAATAATGCAAGTACAGACGGTACTAAAGAATATTTAGATAGTTTAGATTGGATTAAGGTTCGTCATAACGATACTAATTTAGGTTTTGTTGGCAATGTAACGCATGGGTATAACTTGCCATTTGAGTCTAAATTTGTATGGATTATTGGAGATGACGATTACTTAATAGCTGGCTCAATAAGTGAGCTACTTGAATTAACGCAATGTGATGTAGATTATATTTTTTGCAACACTACTGCATTTAGTCCTGATGATGAGCCAGATGTTTGGGCTGCATTCCCTAATATTCCAGAAGGAAAGATTAAAGGAAAGTACAAAGGTAGTTTTGAATGCAAATTCCCCGACTTAATTGACCCTTATGTAGCTGATACATTGCTTGGCGAATTGATGGTTAATTGCTTTAGGCAAAGTAAAGTAAGATGGACTGAACCAATTGAGAATGATGTAACAGGTGCAAGAATACTTCAGGCACACAATGTTCCATTAATCAATTCATTTACTAAAGATACTAAAGCTATATATTGTCAGACTCCGAGGACATTTAATTTTTGGGGTACGGCTGAATGGCTTAATGATTATGACTATGTATTTCCAGTAATTATGTTGTGGCTAATCAATGAGTATAAAAAGTTTATTCCTGAAAGTAAGTATTTTGCTTTATTGAAATATTATTTTAAGTTAATGGGTGGAAGCATTGAGCGGCAAATTAATAAAACAACAACTGCAAAGCCTTTTAATGATGCTTTTATTGAAGTTCTAAATAAGTCTTTTGATGACTATCAAGGAAATTTAACTTGCAAGCAATCGTAATCGCTACGGTCGGTAGTCAAAGCATCCACGTACTATTGGAGAGCATTAATCAATATGCAAGAGAATTGCCAGTTTACATTAGTGCAAATAGTCTGGAGTTGTGGGGAGAAGTTAGAAAGAGACTTGGCAACAATAGAGTCATCTTCAGACCAAATACTGCTACCAATTTCGGAGATGCGTATAATGCAATTGTCTCTTATGCCTTCTCTACAGGGCATTACGATTCACTAATCATTGCTAATGACGATGTAGTATTGGCTCCCGATACTATTGAAAAGATGAAAGCGGATTACAAGTATGTCAGCAAGTCATTTAAGGTTGGATTCTTAGGTGCACGATCAGATTACGTACTACCAGCACAGAATATAAGAGTAGCTGAGGAAGATGACGTATTCTCAGCGTTAAAGTGGGA